TTGCTGTTAAGTCGCAGAGGATTGATCCGTAGTGTGATCAGCGATGCCATGTTAGAATCAGGAAGAAGAGGATAATAAAATGAGTGGAACATATCCAAGTAGCCCAGAATTTACCAGTGTTGATTTTAAGATTAACACACCAACACAGGTCACTGAAACTGTAAATGGACGCAAACGCCGTAGTGGCTTTGGTGTAAGTTATTACACCTTTGCTGGCAAGTATGCTAGTCTAACACCTAGTCAAGCAGCCTCAGTGACTAGTTTTGTTGCCAAGCAATATGGTCAATTAGAAAGTTTTCAAGTTGTGTTGCCTAAGATCAGTTACAACAAAGCCGCAGACTACGCACAGGCAGTAGGCAATGCCAAGGTTAAGACTGCTGCCAGTAAAGGCGCATTCAGTGTGGCACTAAAAGGCTTAGGCAACAATAAGGCTGTGTTTAAGGCTGGTGACTTTTTTAAGTTTACCAATCACAGCAAAGTCTACATGGTCACTGATGATGTTACCAGCAATGGTTCAGGTGAAGCAACACTTTATTTCAGTGCCAAACTAGTTGTGAATGTTGTAGTAGATGAAGTATTGGTAATAAACGCTGTGCCATTTACCGTGATCTTAGATCAAGATGTAGATGAGTTCACAGTGGCCAATGGCGGCATGACCAACATTGAAGTATCGTTTAGGGAAGTTTGGTAATGAAGAATTATTCAGTAACACACCCTAATGCAAGAAATGCCTTTTACAGTGACAGTTTCTTCAGTGTGGATCTAGTAGAACTGCACATTGCTGGCTCAGGATTTTATGCTTGCAATGGTGGTTATGACATTGAATACGATAGCCCTACTGCACCCACAGCAGGTGTCAACACTTATGTTAGTCAAGGTCAATTCATAGGCTTTAACACCACTGAAGAAAACATTGATGTTAAGGTCGGCAAATTTACCATTGTGTTCAGTGCCTTGGATACCAATGCCACTACATTGTTGTTGAATAATTACATACAGGGCAGTCGTGTTGTGGTATGGAAAGCATTTCTCAGCAAGACCACAGGACAGATTTTAGACACACCTATTATGGTGTTTGATGGACAAATCTATAACTTCAATGCAGTAGAAAGTCCAAGGACTGCCACAGTGAGCATTGACTGTTCCAGTATCTTTGCTGACTTTGAAAGAACAGCAGGACGCAAAACCAATAACGAGAGTAACTGGGCCTATCAAGGCGTTAAGTATGATACAAGTTTAGAGAAAAGTGGCATTGTTGCTAACTCTGAATACAAATGGGGACGCCTGTAAAATGATCGTTAGAGAAATGTATGTCAATGAGTTTGATGCAACTGTAATCTGTTTTAACTATTACAGAGATGCTGCCATTGAAAGTATTCCGCAGATAGAAGAGGAATACGATGAGAATTCAGTAATTAAGACCATCAAGGCTCGTGCCAGTCGTGCTGAACATTGTTGGTTCAATGCCTATGATGGACAACGCATAGTAGGCTTTGTTGCTGGCACACTAATTCCTCAACCTTGGAATCACCAAATACTCAGTGCTAACATTGACTTTATCTTTTTGTTAGATAGTCATAGAAACATGGACAACTTTAGACTCTTAATGAAAAAGTTTGAAGAGTGGGCCAGACATCGTGGGGCTACCAGCATAACTGGTGGCGACATAGGCATAGACATAGACAGAACAAGAACATTATTTGAACACTTGGGTTTCACTCCAATGTTGTTAATGAACAAGGAATTGATCAATGGGTAAAATCTTTAGTGGTATCATTGGTGGCGTAGTAGGCTTCTTTGTTGGTGGCCCTATGGGTGCTGCCATAGGCTTTGGTCTTGGCATGACCAAAGCAGGAGATAAGTTAGTCAACAAAGTCATGGACTTTGTGTTAAAACCATTCCTTGGAGCATTTGGTGTTCCCAATGATGGTGGAGGCAATGCGGCTCGTGAAGAAGGTGTTGTCATAACCAAGCGTGGTGGCGGCACAGAAAGTATTCCTGTGGTCTATGGCTTTCGTCAAGTAGGCGGGTTGATTACATTTGCCACCACAGGTGCAGACAAAAACAAATATCTATGGGTTGCTTATGTGCTGAGTGAAGGCCCAGTAGAAGGCGTCCACAGTATATTCATTGATGACAATGATATTACCAGCCCAGAAGTCATAGGTGCATTGAACAGAGGCGAAGAAGTTAATCTCACCACTGGAAAATATAAAAATCGTGTAAAGATGCAGTTTTGGTATGGCAAACAATATGGTGCCAATGCTGACAGTTCACCAGTGGGTGAATATGCTTTTATGAAAGAAGCGCCAGGATGGAAAACCACAGATGCTTACAATGGTCTTGCCACATTGTTTGTTCGCTATGAATGGTTGCAGGTCACCACACAAGAAGAATCCAACAACAATCCATTTAGTGGCAGTATCCCCAGCATCAAAGTTAACTTACTAGGCCGCAGAGTCTTGCCCATAGACGGCACTGCTCAAACTACAAATTGGTATGATGATGTCAATGATGACCGTGAGCGTTATTCAACAAACCCAGCAGAAATATTGCTGGACTATCTGCGTCATCCTTTCTATGGCAAGGGTCTCAGCAACAGTGAAATTGACTGGGAGAGTTTTGAAATTGCTCGTGACAAATATAACACAGATGTGACCTATGTCAATGGTGTTAAGGGTCCAATCTTGACTACCAACATGGTGTTAGACACAGCAGCCACATTGATGAGCAATGTCAAAACTATATTGCAGGGCTGTCGCAGTTATTTGCCATATGTGCAGGGCACTTATAAACTAAAGGTAGAAGATGCTGGCAATGAATTAGACATTACCAGTGGTGCGGCATCCGTTGTGGCTACATTTACCAGTGACAACATTGTAGGCGATATTAGTTGGGGCGGTGTGCCCCGTGACAGCGTTTACAGTGAATATGAAGTGACCTATGTTGATCCATTGAACAAGTGGGCAACAAACACAGTGGTTTATCCTGTGACAGAAACAGAGCGTTTAAGTTATCAAGTCCAAGATGGTGGTCGTGTAAACAAAGGATCAACAACATTTCCTACAATTACAAACTATGCCATGGCCTATGATATGGCTCGCTTGCTGTTTTTCAAATCACGCTATCAAGAAACATTAAACATCAAAGTTACCAGTCAAGCCATGGAATTAGAGCCAGGTGACAACATTCAAGTTCAGGGCAACACACTAAACTTTGAACTTGGACCAGAAGCAATTCCTTGGCGCATCATCAGCATCAAAGGCAATGATGACATGACCTATGATCTAGGCTGTGTGCTGAATCCAGATGTTATCTATCCACATACTCGTGCTGGTGAGCGTGACATCATTGTGCCACCGTTTATTCCACGCTACGAAAGCATCATATATCCTTACTCAAATATTGACCTAAGTCTTTATCCACCAAGTTTCGCTTATATTGGCGGTGTGCCAATTACAAGCCCATTAGATCCCCCGGGAGCAACGGACCCTACTGGTCCAACAGGTGGAGGCAATGGTGATTCCAACGGTGACCAGAACACAAATCCAGTCACTGTTCCACCACCTCCACCACCAGTGGTAATAGAAGTGTTCAATCACTACATTCAAGTAGACAAAGCGTCATATACTGCCAATGGAAATTTAGTCACAGCAGACATTGAATTTTTACAGCCAGATGCACAAGGTTATGCTGGCGTAGATTTTTGGTATAAGCGTAATATTTCCACAGAAACAACTTATAGAGTCAGCACCAGCACTGACTTGCCAGGCAGTGGCAAATTAGTGCGTCACAGTATTCCTAACTTGATCAAAGGTTCAACTCCTTATCAAGTCATTGCCCGTGTCAAATACGCCAATGGCAATAGTTCAACTGTGATTACAAAGTTTGCACTGAATGTCAATGGTGCTGTCAGCACTGAGAATCCCACTGACTACGAAGAAATTGTGCAAAGTGGTTGGGCTCCTCCCAGCACTACGCCTAACCCAACACAAAAAGACACATTGTTTGATTTCATACAGGCAAGACCAACCTATGCTAGTGCAGGTGTGCCTACCAGTGACCGTGGCCTAAACATTATTGTAACTCAAGACATCAATGCCAGTGCATTCACGGATCAAATCAAAGGTGTTAAGATTTATTACAAACAAACCAGCGCCACTGGATTTAAATCACACACTGAATATTTTGACAACAGTTATTTTCCCGGTGAATCATACACATTTACACCCGCATTGGATCTAGGCGTAAGAACATACCCTAATCCAGATGATGCCACTGACAACTATGATTTTGTGTTTAGATTTGTCTATGCTGATGGCAGTGAAGGCACTCGTCAAATCCGTTTTGTCAACGCTGACATTGAAAACACCACCAACGCAGTAGTGTTTGGTTTTGGTGT